AAATTATCTAATCCTAATTCAGAAGTTTTAGGATCGTATGGTGTATCATCACCTAATGATATTTTTATGCGTGTCATTGATATGGCAAAAATAAATGGTAACACATTATACGCACAGTTTCAGCACAGTGGACACATGCAAGGTGGATGGCCAAAGTTAAAATTAATTGCTGAAACGTTACATGATTATAAGTTCGGGCGTGGTGGTAAATATAAATATGATTTTACTGACATGATTGTAGAATTTTTAAAAGAGGATATCGCACCACGGCTCGATGTTCTTATTATTGATGAAGCACAAGACCTATCTTACATACAATGGCAAATGGTTGATAAGCTCGCACAAAAAGCAAAAAGAGTTTACATTGCAGGCGACGATGATCAAGCTATATTTAACTGGGCAGGAGCTCGTAGTGAGTATTTATTGAATAGAGAGGGTAATAGAATTATTCTTGACAAGTCGTATCGCTTACCAATTAAAATACAAGAGCGTGCTATTAATTTAATTAATCGTGTAAAGAATAGAGTAGCAAAAACATGGAGTCCTAAAGAAGAAGAAGGCACAATTGTGCATCTTCCAAGGCGAAATTATGATCATTTAAAAACAGGCAACTGGTTAATCCTTGGCAGAACAAATTACTTTCTCGATCAAGTAGAAGATGACTTACGCATCCTTGGATATTTTTATCATCGTGCAGATAAAAGTTCTATTGGTAAACGTTTGGTTAATGCTATCACCGCATGGCGAGATATTCAGAAAGGAGGATACATTGATTTCAATCAACTAAAAGATTTGTATTATTATATGAATAGTAATGTTGGTGTTGAACGTGGCTATAAAAATTTAACAGGTGTCGATCCTGAATCAACATTTACCTTTGATCAATTACAGCAGCACAATGGATTGCAAGTACCAAAAGATTATTCGTGGCATGAAGCATTAGACAAGGTCCCTGAATATAAAAAAGCGTATGTCTCTACCGTTATACAAAAAGAAGGTAGCTTTAATCCTGTACCACGGATCACGCTCTCTACAGTACATGGAAGCAAAGGTGGAGAAGCAGATAACGTAATGGTTTTATCTGATTTATCACGTAAGGCTGATGAATCATATTGGCGACAAAAAGATGATGAGAGAAGAGTTTTTTATGTTGCTTTAACAAGAGCTAAACAAAATTTATATTTAGTTCGTTCACGTAGTAACAGAGAATTTAGAGAGGTATTTGCATGAAGAAAACATCTGACTTTTTAAAGAAAGCTATTGAGTTAGTCGAAGGTCAACGACAAGAAGATTATGGTGATAAAACAATTAATCATCAAAACATTGCAAGATTATGGAGTGCTTATCTTGATCTAGATATATCACCTCATGATGTAGCAATTTGTATGTTGTTGGTAAAAGTTGCACGATTAAAAAACATGCATACTGATGACTGTTACGTAGACATTGCCGGATACTCTGGCATTGCTGGTGAAATTAGCAAAAAGGAAACAGCATGACACAAATACCATTGTTTCAACCACCAAGTGAATGGGTTCCTCCTGAATCAATTCCAGATTTAAGCGATGCAAAAGAAATTTGTATTGATCTTGAGACAAACGATATCGGGTTAAATACAGGTATTGGTCCTGGATGGCCTGTTAAAAAAGGTTTTGTTGCAGGCGTTGCTATAGCCGTTGATGGATGGACAGGATACTTTCCTATCAATCATGAAGGTGGTGGTAACTTTGATCAGAAAATATTTACAGGTCAATTGAAAAAGATTTTAGAATTACCTTGCGATAAAATATTTCATAATGCGATGTATGATGTTGGTTGGTTACACGCTATGGGTTTAAAAGTTCATGGTCGTATTATTGACACCATGATCGCCGCTCCTCTTGTTGATGAAAATAGATTTCGTTATTCACTTAACGAGTTAGGTAAACATTATTTAGCGGAAAAGAAAAGTGAAACATTATTATATGATGCAGCAAAGAGCTGGGGTGTTGATGCTAAAGGAGAGATGTGGAAATTACCACCGATGTATGTTGGTCCTTACGCTGAACAAGATACAGTGCTTACCTTAAAGTTATGGCAGTTCTTTAAAACAGAATTAATTAAGCAAGACTTACTGTCTATTTTTGATTTAGAAACAAAGCTATTTCCGATTTTATTTGAAATGAAAAAGAAAGGCGTTAGGATTGATCTTGATGAAGCAGAACGCACGAAAAACGATTTCGCTAATAGAGAGAAAAAGATATTGGATGATATCTATAAGGATACAGGGGTTGCTGTGGAAGTATGGACTCCAACGTCAGTGGCGAAAGCTTTCGATGCGAAAAGTATTCGATATGAAACGACACCTAAATCTGGTCAGCCTAAGTTTGATAAAAATTTTCTTACGACGCATCCTAGTCAGTTGGCCAAGAACATTGTTGAAGCACGTGAGATTAATAAAGCAAGAACCACGTTCATCGATACCATCCTCAAGCATTCGTACAGAGGCAGGATTCATGCTGAGATCCACCAGATGCGTTCGGATCAAGGAGGAACAGTAACAGGTAGATTTTCGTATAGTAATCCAAACTTACAGCAAATTCCTGCACGTAATAATATTATTGGTCCACGGATCAGACGATTATTTATTCCTGAAGAAGGATGCAAGTGGGGAACATTTGATTACTCGCAACAAGAACCACGGATCACGGCACACTTTGCCAAATTAACAAATGGTGGGTTGCCAGGTTCTGATACTGTTATTGATGCGTATCAAAATGAAGACGCAGACTTTCACCAAATCGTTGCCGATATGGCAGGCATTGATCGTAAGACAGCAAAAACAATTAACCTTGGTATGATGTATGGTATGGGTAAAGGTAAACTTGGTTCTGAATTAGGTTTAGATGAAGAAGATACAGCAGACCTTTGGAAACAATATCATAAGAATGTTCCTTTTGTAAAAGAGCTTGCGGACAAAGTTTCTCAACGTGCGCAAGATGTTGGATACATACGAACATTACTTGGTCGCAAATGTCGTTTCGATTTATGGGAACCAAATTTGTTTGGCATTAATAAGCCATTACCTCACGTAGAAGCAATGAGAGAGCACGGAAAGAACATTAGACGAGCTTTTACTTACAAAGCTCTTAACAAGCTAATACAGGGCAGTGCGGCAGATCAAACAAAGCAAGCGATGATAGATTTGCACGAGGAAGGTTTTCTTCCTCATATTCAGGTACATGATGAATTGAATCTATCTGTTGATAATCCCGAAAAATATTCGGTCATACAAACAATAATGGAAAATTGTGTTGATCTCAAGGTTAAATGTAAGGTAGATATAGAGATAGGTAATAGTTGGGGTGAAATAATAGATATTTCTGCTCACGAAAAAAAGGAAATCAGTGACTAAAGTTTTTTTATTAGTGGTAAGTTTATGGGGTTATAATGGTAACTCATGGGTTTATACGGGTAATCAAATGGTTTATGGCAATCCTATGCCAAAAGAACAATGTGAAGAAATTGTAAGTAAGTGGACAAAGTTTGAAATGAATAAAGTTTTTCGTTTTTCTATAGAATGTATAGAAGATATTAGAAAAAATACTTGACTTCTAATATATTATCCCATACTTATGACCCATGAATATAGAAAAATATAAAAGTGTTGCTATACATAAAGACACGTATGATAAAATACGTGTAATAGCTAAAGAGGATTATATGACGATTAACAATTTCATAAGGAAACTTGTTGATATTGAACATGTAAAATTCAGAGAAAGAAAGAAAGAAGGGAACGGATTGGCGGATTAATTGAAACTTCCTGAAAGCCCGATAAAAAAAGTTTATGAATGTCGTAAATGTAAACGGGTGACAGTAAAGTTTTATAATTCACAATTTGATACGTCGTATAGTAAAGAAGAATGGGAACACGTGCTGCAACAAGGCAGCAAGGCTCTCGATACTTTACTAGAGATGTATGACCCAAAATTTTTTTAGGGAGGTAAAATGTTTCAGTTTTGGCATATCGTTGCTATTCTTGGTGTTCTTGTTTTAGGATTTATTGCAGGAAGACATTCGATAAAAGCGTATTATCAAGCAAAATTCGAGGAACTAGAGAATAGAGTAGAGAAAAATAGAAGAGACATAGAGTATCATGCTAGACGCCTTTAGTTGGGTGTTTAGTGTGTTTCTTATTTGTGTTACCGTGGTTCTTGTTACATGGATCACGGTCCATTATTCACCTTTTCATACGTATGTAAGAGGGTGTGTTAATGAAACAAATGATTATGACTATTGTGTTTGGTTGTATTATGAGATAGCAAAGGAACAGTCTTGGTTGCGCCAAATGTTAATTGAGCTATCGGAATAGGAGGAAGAAAGAATGTATTTTAAACAACATTACGAAAAATTTGATGAATGTAGTAGATGTCATCGAAGATATTTAGAAATAAATTTAATTGCGAATTATAATAGTAGCAGAAAGCGTTGCGATTCATTTTGCATTAGATGTTATAATGGGAGAGATAAATATGAAACTAAAGAAACGATTAATGAAACTCTACAAAGACGTATCAAAAAAAGCGTTACGGGAACCACGGACCCTGAGAGAGTTAGCAATAAGAAAGAAGTGGGACAGAGTAAAAACAATAGTGAGCAAACGTTATGATTTGTTCTAAATGTAAAGGAAATGGATATGTTAGATTATCGTTTGAAGCAGAAAAGGTCATTGAACAGTGTAAGGTTTGTCACTCACAAGGGGAAATCAATGAAGATAATTACTACCACCAAACATGGACCGAAGGTAGTAACAAAACCCTTGCGATCTACTATGGACCGCCACTTGACCCAGAATGTTTTGAAAACTACACGATTTCGAATGAGTAAACCAGTTATAGAGTTTAAGGGCGAACCGCCCTTTTAGAGTTGGGATAGAGGAATTTTTCAATGGTTATATGCAAATCATGGCAAACAGCTTGGAGATGGTTCGGGCCTCGATTCCCAATGTTCATACAACCCGTTAAATCATCAATGCATATGTTGTTAAATGATAGTAGAGTCTTTCTTTCCTCCTGATCGTATGACTCTACTATCAAATTATAAAAGTATAGTTTATTTTAGCCCCCCTAGAATATTTTTACTGCTCAAACCTGTGTTACACCTGTTACAGTGTTACATTAAGTTAATTTATTGAATTATATATGTTTTTATGTCACAATCTTGTAACAACAGATTTTATAATATGTTACACTATTGGGATATTTTAAGCCATACTTAGTATATTATAAATAGTTAGGGTAAAAATAAACTATACCTTTTTAAAAAAGAAGGATATTATAGGAATTATGCCAAAAAACAGAGGTGGGTTAAGTCCCAGACAAAAAGCATTTGTTGAGATATTTTGTAAAGAGAATGGAAGAATAACTCCAACTGAATGTGCAAGACAAGCAGGATATAAAGAACATAGTGCAACTGCTGCAGCTTCTAATTTAAGAAATCCTAAGTATTACCCAGGTGTTGTTGAAGCAATTGAAAAACTACAAAGAGAATATGCTGATGCAACTAAAATTGATATTGTCAAACATTCAAGAGAATTAGCTAGATTAAGAGATAAGGCTGTTGAAAACGGACAGCTAGGACCTGCAATAAATGCTGAATTTAGAAGAGGTCAACTTGGTGGCTTTTATGTAGATCGTAAAGAGGTTGTGACCGCATCTCTTGATAGTATGACTAGAAAAGAATTAGAGTCAAAATTAAAAGAGATACGGGATAATAATATTGTTAATGCTGAATATGAAGTTATAGAAGAAGCAAAATAGTCATTATTATAATATATAATAATATAGGCCAAATCATCAAAAAAAATATCATGGTACTTGTTTCAATAATTCTTGTAGTTTGTGATACCACATTAATCTAAATTCAAAGTCCTCACTATTCAACAGAGCTTTTTTTAAACTATCGACTCTATTCCAAAACAAACTTTCAGTCATTGGAAGAGATTGATATTCTCCTTCTTTATAAATTACTATTTTATTCATTTAATCCTTTCTTTATGTCATCTAATAATTCTTGACCTTTTTTTGTTAATCCACAATTATCATCAAAAAATTCTTCTATCATGGAGTCACTAAGATACTCACTAATAATATTTAATAATTTGTCCTCTTTGTTCATGGTGTATATATTACCTCCTCATCAGTTAATTCTCTCATCTTAACTTTGTATGCTTTTAAAAAATCTTTTAATGACATATCTGAATTTTCTAAATGTGCTAAGTGTAAGTTTTTGTCATAACTGTAAATAACAAAAGCCTTTTCATAACAATTCATTAAAAATGTTTTTTGTTTTTCTTCACATGGAGTGCAATTACCCACACCATGCTCTTCACAAATTATCTGTTGTTTCATACTTTCTCCTATTGTTTAATTAAATATTCTTTTAATTTAACATAATCACTAACATCTATAGTACATTTTATGTCACTTTGCACTTCTTCAATATCTAAGTCATAGGGATTTTCTTCTAAAAATAATTCTAACTCACATGAGTAAGTTAAATGATCCTCCCAATCTTTAAATAATTTTTTTACTTCTAAATTACCACACCAATTTTGGTAATAGGTATCCTGAGATTCTTCTTGATATGTTTCTCCTGAAAGTTTTATATTCATAGAACCATCATTATTATATTTTAGTATTTCAATGTCTTCGAAATTACTAATATTATATACTGACCATTTAGAATAATTCATTTCAAAAGCTCTAAAAGGTTTTTGATCTTTATACTTAACTTGTAGTAATCTTCTT